TCTTTTCGCCTCTGAGCGCCTTATGAAATACTGGTCTTATGTTCTATTATCACCAAATACCTACATCCTTATTTGCTGAAAATATTATATTTACCAATTTATGACACACATAAGTAGTGAAAAACTAAGCGTATTAGATTCTCAACCGTTGTAGATCGATTCCTATCCCTAGTTTGTGCGCTATTACTTTCATATCGCATTTCTAAAGTGCCGGGAGAACTTGGTAGCAGCGTTAAGTCGCTGTCGTCTTGATGACGCTTGTCAAAAATATTAAAGTGGTAACATACGGTTTGGTCGACACTGTGTGAATGGTATGTAGCCGGAGTGAGGATAAGCTAAACGCAGATGGTATAGATATGGCCTTCGTCCCATTTAGTGCTTAGTATATAATCGCGTTGTATTAGTAGGATACAACCTCAATATTAAGTATCTATAAAACTACGCCACGTTCTTATTTATTTACTGGAACGTATAATATGCAAATTAAGACATCAATCGGGGATATTAATATTCCGGAGGCTGCGCCTGATCAAAATGATTGGATAACTATTCAATCACAATCGGTATCATATTCAAAGACTGAATTCTTTATAAAGAGTTTTAACAGTGATTTCCCTTCTTATACTTTACTTGGTGAAAGTGACCTGGATAAGTTCAGATTTTTATCTGATCTATGCGCGCGTACTGACGCTCTTAAGCTATGGTTCGCTGCTGTAAGTGTAAAGTATTCAGATACTACACAATTACCACTTTATTTGAAAAATGTTGTAGAGCCGGACGAGTATAAGGCTATACAAGAGAAATTACTTGTCTTGAAGGATGCATTGGCTGAAGTAACTAAAGCTAGAAACGATCTAGCTGCTAAGTATAGAGCAGATTTGAATCAACTTCGTGTTAGAGAACAAAATATTATCAGTAAAACTATAGGGGCCGATAATACTATGAAGATCGTTTCATTAACTACTGAAGCCTTGCCATTAAGCATTCAAATGCGTATTCAGTCGTACATGGCTAATTCTCAGGATGCAGATGTGGCCGATAATCGACGCAGATTAGCGCAAGAATATTTAGCAAAGTTTAAGACTGAACTAATCATATTAGATAAGACTAAACCAATTGCAAATATTGATGCACTAATTGATGAGATCGCTTTAAAGTAAGAAGAATATCTATTAATAAGTTAGATAAGTCTCTAGCAGATTATGATAGTTTCAAGAAACTTAATTGTAACCGTGTTTGGAAGCCTGTACTTAATAATTTATTAACATATAATAAAAATAGGAAACAACATGCCTTAAAAAGTTTTAAACAAGAAAACTCAGATAATTTGAAGCTTGCATTCCGTGATTTACTACGTGATATTGGGCGTGGTACTTTTAAACAATTTAA